AATGCTCCTTCGTAATCTCCAATTTCTCCTGCCCAAATCTTGTCAACGTTGCCAGGTGTTTGTGCGTGAACAAAGTTCCAGCCCAAGTTACCTGACTCGGCACGAAGGTCGTGTGAAACTTCTGGGTGGATACCACACCAGTAGTAAGAACCACGGCGAGCCTTAGCCTTGTTGGCACGTAACTTAGCAACAGCCTTGCGGATGTCTGCTGAGTCAATTGTGTCAGAAGCAGTAAGAGTTGCTGTTGAAGTACGGCTTCCACCGTATAGAACGTTTGAACCTGCGCCAAGAGTATTCATTGCAACAGTGTCAATAGAATCAGCAAGGTTGTATGCAATGATATTTGCAATTGCTGGGTCTACGTCTGCCAATGAGAATAACTCAAGAGCACGGGTTACTAGTACTGCATTACCATACTCATTAAGAGTAATTGTTACAGATGTTGGTGTTGAAAGAGATACTGCATCTGGGTCAGTTGTCTCAGTTAGTGCGGTAGTTGCTTGGTCTAAATCTACATACTTTTGTAGTACGACTGTTGCTCCTGGGAAAGCCTGCTTAGCAGGACGCTTATCTGCGACTGAACGAATTAATGGTTCAGAGCGAAGCGCAAATTCCAGAAGGCGGTCATACGCCTTTTGTACTAGACCAGCACCACCAACGGAACCTCCAAGAGAGGTACTTGCGGTTGATGTATAGGCATTAGCCATTTTGCGTCACCTCCAGTGACTATGAACTGTTAGGAATTGCGTAGAAGATTTAATAAATCATCCATTGAATCCACAGAATCAATCTGTCGTTCAATGTCTACGGCTTTGTCTGGAGCAATTCCGCCTTGAGTTACAATATCTTGCTGACGTAATGCAGCAAGGTCTTTCTGCTTTTCTTCAACCTCTGATTGTGGATTGTAGCCAATTAAATCTCCGTTATCACGAAGCCAAGAATCAATAGATTCTTCAGTAGCATCATTCACATCTTTAAGTATTAGACGAGCAGCCTTAGCGTTTACTCCCTTTTTTGCTAGGACTTCCGTGACGGTTCTTTCCTTACGCTCCTTGAGGAATCCTTCAAGTTGTTCGGATAGTTCTTTGATACGCTTTTCGTCAGCACGTTTGGCTTTTCTTAGTTTCTTAACTAAATCATCGCCAGTTAATTGCTGCTCTTGTGTATCTTGTTCGTCTTCGTCTTCATCCCAGTAGTTGTTGCTCATAGCAACCACCCTTTCTATTCGTTGTTAGTCGCAAGCCTCAGTTCTATCCAGGGGTAGATAGGCTGGCTCTTGCTACCAGTCTTATACACCGTGTGGGGCTGGTCGGTCCACATCGGGATTCTTATATTGTTCCGCCTATATTTCTTGTAAGCGAAGTTCTACCTAACCCTGAAGCACCGCTAAATGCAGCGGTCTCAAGTTGAGATAGTTGATTACGGGCACGTCTTGCAGATGCAAGTCCCTTAAATTCTTCTTGCTCGGCTGTTGTTTGATTGTAATTAATACCAGCCTGCTTATATATATTGCTTAGTAATTCAGTTCTAGGCAATATGTTTGCTATGTTTTCATAACCTTGACGGGCTCTTGCTAAATCTACGCCGTATCTTTGTAGTTCAGAAATTCTAGAAAGGTCAGATTGTAAACCATATTGTGCAGCAGTTGCACCAATTTCTGCAGTTGCTACTTTAGTTTCTAGTTCTGGTAATGTTTCTGTTGGAGATAAGAAATAAGCAACAATATCTGAATTAGTAATTGTTGGATAATATGTTCTTAATTGACCCAAAACTGCTGGATTAGTATTAGATAAACGATTAACGGCTATACCAACACGACTACCTAATTCAGTATTAGATATGTCATTACCAATCAATGTAGCAAACTGTGCACGATTAGCCAGTCTTTGCTGACCATATCTTCTTAAAGTTTCTGAATAATCTTTTTCTTGTGCTAGATATTCTGCTTCAGATAAAACATTTAAACCTGCTTTTCTACGGGTTTCATTACCAGCAAATCTTGCTTTATATGATGGTAGATTGCGTAATTCAATTACTAATTGATTAGCACCCATTCTTGGGTTAACTAAACCAGTTTTAATATAGTTTAATATTTCAGTTAATTCTGCTTCACTAAAACCATAACTACGCATTGTTTGCTCAACAAGAGCATATGCATCACGTTTTTCTTGAGATACATTATCTGCTGCAGTACCTGTGCTAGCAGTAGAAGTACCTACAAATTTACCAGTGGCATCATATTGTCCACCTTCAACTTTATTACCTTGTGCATCAAATCCACCAACTGCAGGTGTATAAGAAATACCATATTGACCATATTGACTTGTTATTTTTTTATAAGCATCTGCTTCTGAAATGCCTTGTGCAACAAGTTCAGCAATTTGTTTTTTCTGTAAAATTTCTGCCATAGCAGCAGTATTAACACTGCCATCTGGTTTAGTAACTTGTTTTTGTTCAGCAGCAGATAATTGCCCAGACAAAGGTGTGTCATTAAAATAACCTTGTGCATTAATGCCACCACGAGAAGCAATATATTCTGGAGTCATACCCATTGCTCTAGCCTCTGCTTCTTTAGCAGCATTGCGTTCTGTACCAGTAATAGTTAATCCAGAAGATGGAGATACCATACCAATGCTAGTTGCAGCAGGTGGTCTACCAGTTGAAGGGTCTACGCCAGTATAAGTTTTTCCATCAATAGTTACTGTTTTAGTTTGCGCTCCATATTGATTGGCTGCATTGTAGTTTCTTTCCCAGTTTTGATTATCTAAATAACCCATTTAAGCAGCCCCCCAAGTTTTAAGAATTGTATCTACAAGACCAGCCGCTGATTCATTGGCTTTCTTTGTAAACTTCCAATTTGGATTTTGTCTTAACATACCAGTATAAGTAATTGGGTCTATTAATTTATCAGCAGTCAAAGCAGATTGAACATCTGCATCAAATATATCTACAGCACCTTCTGCTAGTTCTAGTTCGCTAGTTTTAAGTTTTCTATATTGGTCTGCAATATCAGATACTTTTAAACCACCCTGAATATAAGAATCTAAACCTTTATATAAAGCCCTAGAAGCCATTTGAATACTTCTCTTTTGCTCATCTATAGAACCACCTGGCAATAAAGCCTCGGCTGCTTTTTCTTTTATTTGAGCATCTGATAACTTAACACCATAATCATAGGCATAACTTTTTAACTTAGTATAGTTATCACCAATAGTACCGCCAGCATCTTGTAGTTCTAATGGCTCTGCTTCTCTAATACCAGTGCTTATTACTTTACCCTTTTTGTCCATAGCACCTTTGGTTATAAAATTAATACGCATCTCTAATCTATCTTGTTCAGATAATTGATTATAAGATGTACTTCTACTAGTTCTATTACCAGTAATAGGGTCAGTAACGCTTGTACTTTGACTTACTCTTGCTAGTTCTTCTTTATGAAGTTTTTGCCAATATGCTTCAGCCAAGGCATCATAGTTATTTACTAAATCAAAATCACCAACATACTGTTGAACAGTACGTCTAAACTCTGCTAACGCATCAGCCTTAGTAGTTAAACCACTACTTCTTGCACTTTCACTAATTGGTTGTGTATTTATACGAGTACGAATCCAATTATCAAAACTATAAAAGCCAGCAGAATTACCTTGTAATATAGTTTTATTTTCTAAACCTTTACCAACTTGAACACCTGCATCAAAGTTATTTACAGTAATTTCTTGAATTGCTGCTTTAATTGCTTTAGAAAAAGCAACATCTTTGTCTGTAACAGGACCACCTGCTATAGATTTTTTAAATTCTGAAGGACTTGAATAATATTTTTGTAATTGTTTTTTGTAATATTCTTCTTCACCACGAGGAATTCTGCTAATATAATCATTAACAGCACTATCTAAATCAGAAACTATAAATCCTAAACCATCATTAGTAGGAAGAATTGCTATAGGTTTAGGATTTGGTTGTTCAGGAGTTGAACGACCAGTAATAAATGGTTCTGTACTAATAGAGCCAGGACCACCAGCATTGCGATTAAGTGTACCGTCAACGAATTGTTTAAAATCTGTTTGTATACCAGAACCAATAGGTGAAAATTGTGGTTTATTAATAGGGTCTTTTACATCAGAATCTTTTGTTTTTGTATCTTTATTAGATGTTGATGGTTGAGGACCAGCCTTAGCATTAGCAATAAATACTTTAAACGCTGGGTCTTGTTTAGGTCTTTTACCAGTAAAGTCAGACTGAGGGTCCATTTTGTAAATCTTGTTAGCAATACTTTGAACATCAGCATCTGACATACCAGGATTCTGGCGTCTTACCTCATTAATATAATACTGGAGATTATTCACTATTGTCTCGCTATCGCTACTGTAGGGGTGCTATAAACGTCATCTAGCAAAGGTCTAATAATGTTAGAATATGCGTGTCCTAGTGTTGGATTAGCACCTGCTACATTTTCCAAATTAGTAATCCCATCTCTATAGACTTTCTCTAATGCTTCTTCTGAACCAAATTGTCCACGGATTTTTGTATCCTCAAAAACAACTAGCATTCGGTTAGCCAATGCTGTCATCTTTTGTAAGTTAGATAGAACAACATCATTCTTTTGCTTTTCCATTAACTTCATAACCTCTGGGTCATTAGACATTGAGTTAAGGTTATTAAATCTACCTAGTAAAGATTGTCTATTTTCCCAATTGCTATTAAGTAATACTTCTCTTAGGGCTGCATTACCAGCAAGGATTACTTGCTTAGTATTCTTACCCTTTTCCATAAGGTCTTTCCGATACATATAATTGTTTCGGTCAGGATTTTCTGGGTCATTAAGTAGACGTTGAACTTCTCTATCTACATCAAAATACATTTGACGGTCTTTTACAGCAGCCAACTCTGTTAAATATCTTTTTAGTACTTGATTGTTATTATCAAATACATTATCTTTTTCATCTATTAAATCAGCAGCCTGTAAGAAATACATTACAGATGGGTCATACTCGCCAATGTGAGGGGCAAATACCCAGCCTACTGTTGGGTAATCTTTTAATAACTTAACATTATCAATAGCCCATTTTTTAGTTTCTTGGGTATAGTTAATAGCAGTTCTTGCTTGTTGGCTATTCTTGCTTACAGTATAAATTAACTTATCTGGATTTTCTGATGCAAAGATAGATACTGCTGTACCTATTGGGTCTTGTAAGTTATAACCATACTCAGCATTAACACTAAGTACACCACGAAGAATGTCACTGAATTCTTGACGAAAACTTACTATGCCAACCTCACGAAGTTCAGGCAAAATTCCTGGCTCTGTACTTCCTAGTGGAACTGGAGAAAGAATATTAAATCCAAGTTTACCAGCAACAACACTATGGGCTTGAAGTCTTAATCGGTTATAGTATTGACCAAGTTTCTTTTCATCACCATAATCTTCTGGTTTTAATCTTGTCTTTTCATTTATCTGCATATAAGCACCTGCTTGATAAATTGCAGTAGCCATTGCACCAGTCTTATCGGCAAGTGGTAATGTATTCCAAGCATTTAATAAGTTAGTTGGTATTAAACCACGAAGCCAAGTTGTATTATCACTTTGAGGACCAAGTAACCAGTTATCTAGTTCTTCGCCAATCTCAAGGGCTAACGGAGAACCAAATCTTGTACCTACTGTATTTAACAATTGTCTAGCACCTAGTACTGGAATTGCAATTGTGGGACCAGTAAGTGTTGGCAAACCTGAACCTTCAGCATAACCTGGGTTCAACATAGATATCTTTAATGTATATTGATTCCAGGCTGGTTGTTTAAAGAAGTCCCAGTTTTGACCTAAAACTGCTTGTGCTGTTCCAAGTGGATTCATTAACGCAGCAAAGGCTGGGGCTACGGTTCTCCAGAAAAGACCATCATTAGGTATAAGAACATACTCAGTACCATTGTCATCTGTGTATGTCATACCGCTACCGTCCATAGCCTGACTAAAATGACCTAAACGATATAGAACTCTTTCTGGATGACGAGTACTAAATCTAACTAAACGTCTTGTATAGTCTTCTACTGCTCGGTAAAAACGTCCAGCAACACGAAGATTAAACGCTAATTGTGTTTTAACTTCTGGGTTATCAACATACTTTAATATGTCATTGGCTGCATTTCTACTAGCCATATTAGTAAAGTAAATACTTGCTTGAATTGAAGCATTTTCAGCAGAAACACCTTGCTTAATAAGCGAAGCCTCATAGGCTGCTTCTTCTGTCTTCATATTCTTACGTTGGTCAATGTACTTTATGTTAAAAGCATCTACTGAAAATAGGTCATTTATTTGCCTATCCATCATTTCCCAACCAATGTTGCCGTGTTTCTTATACCAAGAAACTGGGTCTACCATAAGAGGAAAATCAATGTCAGTTCTTACTGCACCTTGAAGACCAAATCCTTTGCTTAGTTCTTCAAATTCTTGAAATGACATATTACGTACATATCCAGATGCTAAACCGCGTTCTAATTCATATTTTTGTCGCCTTGCAATTTCTTTAGGAGTTAAACTAACTAGTTCTTCTCCAACTGCAGTACGGCGCATAGCGTCTTTACCACGGAATGCACGAGACTTGGCTACTTTTTCTAGCCCGCTTTGAATTTTACCCGTAATTGCTGAGTATAAAGCCTCATTAAACTTGTCAGAACTACCGTGAAAAACGGTATACATTTCTGCAGCAGAATAACGAATTATAGATTCAGTAATTTCTGAGTCTTTTAAGCCCACGGCTTTAAGATTAGAAGTTTTACCAAACTCACTATTAAATTCTTTTACTCTTGCAACGTTTTTATCAGGTACTGTCCACTTACCTTCAGCAGATTTTTCATATCCAATTCGCTTCATTGCATCATCTACGTATGCAGATACATCATCTGCTGTTTTTAATGCACCATATCTAACAAACAAAGAACCAAAGTCTACATTTTTCCAAATATTCTTTCCAAAATATTTATAGAAAGAAGAAAAATGAACAAGGTTTTTATCTGCATCTGTTAAAGCATTGTAAACATCATTCTTATAAACGCCAGTTGCCTTACGTCCAGCAGCCTCAAGGGCTTCTGAAAGTGTAGACTTGCCATAAATTTCAGCAGCAACAGTGCCATCTACTAATGTATTAGCAAAATTAGCAGCAACTGTAGATTGAATCATAGCCTCAACTGATTGATTGTTATACATTAACAATTCAGCCATATAGCCATTAGACTCAGAATCTAATTTACTACCATACTTAGCCATAATTGTAGAAGCCAAGCGTTCTTCAAACGTTGCACCAAATAATTCATCAGCAGAAACTAATTCAGAAGTTTTAATAGTTTTACCATTTGGTAATGTATAACTAGTATCTATTTTCTGAACAGCCTGCATTTCTTTACGTGTCTGTGGAGAAACGTATTTAGCAGGGTTTCTATCAAAAACATCTAATATTCTAGATTTAATTAAACCTTGAGTTTTTTCAGAACCAGTCCAAGCAGCAATTGCCTTACTCATTGCCCTGCCCTTACCAGTAAAGTAAGAAACTATTTGTTTTGGCTGGGCTGTCATAGTATAAACTAAAGCGTTATCTGCAGCAGACTTCCAACCTAAATCAGGAATTAACAATAAGAATGCCCAGGCTTTGTTGGCAGCCCTAGAAATAGCATTGTTTGTTAGCCCACCAGTACCTTTATAACGAAGAAGTTGATTTACATTTCCTTCATTTACGTTATAAACTTCTCTAAACAACTCATCAAAGTTAAGCATAGATATACCTGGAGTTGTGTGAAGAATCTGGCTAGGTCCACCAAAACGATTAGCAAGCAAAGGAGAATCCATTTGTGCTGGAATTTTAAACTCTGGTATTGGACCAAAACCTTGTCCACCAAATATTCCGTCTAGTATTGCACGTTTACGGTCAATACCACTTGCTGTATTAGAAAAACCAATTTTATCTAAATACAAATTGTATAGGCTGTGAAGCATATTTAAACGCTCATCTGGCTCTATAGCAAGATATCTTTCAGTTAAACTATTAGCAATAATTTTGTCGCCAACAAGTAAACGAGCAAAGTTTCTAAAGTCATTTAAAGAACGCTCTACATAACCATCTTTATAAAAGATTTGTTTTTGTGCTGGTTGAATAGCAAAAGCATTTCCAACAGCCTTTTTAAAATTCTTTTCTGAATTTGTAAGAGTTCTAATAATATCATCTTTATTAGGGTCTATTATACTTGCTTCAAAACCAGAACCATATTGTCTAATTTTTAATTGGTCTGCAAAATACTTTTCAAACTCTAACCAGTTATCATAAACTTTTTCTGGTATTGGTGCTTGACCATTAAGAACTCTGCGGTCAATACCATTAAATACTTGGTCATACATTGAACGTAGACCATCGGTAATACTTCTAGTACGGCGTTCTAGAGCAACATTGTTCTCACGATAAAACATACCACCATTAACTTTTGCGTTAATTAAGTAGTTTGCATATTCTCCGCGTTGGAAGAATTTTTGCATTGTTGGTAAATCTGTTATATAGACAAGATTTTCAGAATCATCTAGTACTTTAGTATTAGTAAATAAATTAATAATGCCGTCATCATCATAATCTGGAAAGTTATTAGCAATTCTATTTCTAATAACGCCAGCCTCAACATAATTTTTAGCACGGCGGGCTTCTCTTAATTTAACAATATCTTCAGCAAGTCTTGCGTGATAAGAAGCAAATTCAGGTACTTGAAATAACTCATCTACTTTTTGAATTGTAGACTTAGAAGAATTAACAAACTTTTCTGCTAACTTTCCGCTTTGTGTTAAAGCCAATGAGGTTCCGCCAGTTACATAAGTTAACGGGTCAAGGGCTATTGCTGCGGTAAAGTTAATAGAACCTGAAGGGCTTACATATTCTTCTTTAGAAAAAATATTAGGATTACTTACTAACCATTTTTTACCATCTTTAGATGGAACAACTTCATTAAAACCTGGAAATGGAAATAGTCCTAATGTGGTTGGAATAATATATGACCAAGCACCACCATCTTTTGGTGGGTGATTATTATTAGCCCAGTTAGTATAGTCATTACCAATATTTACTTGATAAGCCTTATGCTCTGCAAAAGCATTCTTCCAGTCTTTTGTAGCACCACTTAGTTGAGATATAGCATTTGCCATATCAACATCTAGTTGACCATACTCACGTAAAATCTCGCTAGGTTTTTTACCATCGGCAATACCTCTAGCAAGATAAGACATAGCCTTGCCATATTTTTCTTCTAGTTTTTTAGTGGCTACGCCGTCCCATTGATTGACACCATTCCAAGCATCAGACCAAGTTTTTTTAGTAAGTACTTTTTCAAAAAAATTCTTATCATCGCCAGTATCAAAAGCACTTCTAATTACTCGGTATGGAGTAGCAGGTGGTGTTAAATTAACATATCTTTCTGCTGTATCAATAATCCCTCTAAGTGGAGTTTTAACAAAGTCAATTGCTGCACCACCAATTTTTTGAAAAATATTTTTATCTTTTAATTGATAGTCAGCATTAGGATTAAGGAATACTAAAGCGCCTTGGACTTCAGGGTCTAGTCCGTTAAATTTTTTTCTAGCCTTATCTAGGTCTGAAGTTCTAGCAAGTGATTTATCTAAGTCAAGAAGATTTTGTATATTGTTAATTACAAAACGTTCTTCAGGACTCCATTGTCCAGCAACGGCAGCACCGTATATTTCTGGATTTCTGTTTGCTAAATTACTATTAACGCCTAAAGGTGTAGGTCCGACAGGATTTGTGAAAGACATTACGCCTCATTTAATTTATTATAGATAGCCTCTAATGCTCCACTTGTATCATATTGCATCATTCGGTAAACAACATTTGCAGGGTTAACTTGGTCTAGTCCAGGCATAGCACCAATATTTGGTCCAGGTCCTTCACCCCAACTAGCACCATAAGAAATTGGTTGATTAGGTAATTGTGTTGGCTCAGTCAATGGAACAATTGGTGGTAATTTTTGCTCAACCATTTCTGGTGTACCAGCCATAGGTGCTGCAGTTTGTTGAGTATAGGTTGCTTCACCTTCACCATAAGGAAGTCCAGAGATATATCTAGCAGGTTGGTTAGAAACATTTAGGTCGGTTCTTTCCGACATTGGACCTACCCCAGATACTTTTTCTCTAATTAACTCTGCCATTTTTTCTCCTACTTAGTAAATTGCGTTTTAACATTTGCAGTTCCACCACACCATACGTTGTATTGAATAGCAAGATTAATTGCTTTCTTTGCTGCACTGGCTGCTTTTGCGTGAGTTTTTAAACTATCTTCCATTGCTGCTACTGCACCTAGTGCAATAGTTCCGCCACTACCAATTGCGTAAATACCTTTATCATCTCGCATAAAACCGTAGTCATCGCTAATCTGATATATCTTTCCGTTAAAACAAAGTAACGCATCCCATCCAGCATCATCATCTTTTTTGTTTGCTGGGTTAGGGTCATACCCTTGCTCTGTAAGAATTTGTCTTATAGACGGAAGAACTCTTACTATCATAAATCTATCTGGGTCTTGCGTCTTAATTAATTTTGGTGGTTGCCATAAATAATTAAGGATATCGCCAGCAGTTGCATCACCTGCAACGGCTAACATATATTCGCCAATTTTATTTATCTTGTCATATCCCTTAGCAACGTAAGGTCTATCTGTATATGTAGTTACAGAATCGGCTGCTAA